CACATAGCGAGGACCGCTTGGGCCTGCCTGACTTGCAGAGAGTCCGATTCTACTCGGCCCTTGGTGAACCAAGCGACCGCTCCACCGACGATTGCTGCAACGCTCCCGACGATGGTGGTTTCTATCAGGTTCACTTCTTGACCTTTACTTTATCGATTGTCATCCAACCAACTGAAAGCAAGGTGATTAATGCACCAATAATCTCTTGCAAAGTTTCGGTGTCTAACAAGCCTTTGGCGACAAGTGTTCCACCAATGAAGGTTAACAGGTGGCGAAGGAGAGCGATGACGGCTGATTTCATAAAGGGTAGTTTAGGGGTTTCGGTGTTGCGTTTGCGAAAGAGTTTCATAAAGATTTGCGTTGGTTGTAGTCCTCCGTGTACTGCTCGTCCCAGCCTGCGAAGGTGTGGATTCCGACTGGTTCCGGCCAAGTTTGATACTTCGCCCAGTTCTTCGGTTCGTCGCCTTCCCATAGAATGTCAACGCACCAAGCCTTTGGATTTGCAGGGTTGATATGGCCGAGTTCAACAACGGTGCGAGGCTCGACCTCCGAGTCGTTAATGGTTCGGAAGTCAGCGTAAACTGCGAATTCGTATTTTCGGAATGTAGCCATTAGGTTGTAAGGGCTTGGAGTTGAGCGTTGGTTAAGCGAGTGGTGTAGAGCGCAGCAGCACGGATGTGGTCGTTTAAGAATGCCCCATCTGTTGCGGATGTCCCTAATCCGATTTTATTACAAGCGGGAACGCCTTTTGATGCCGTGCTTGCATACGCTGTGCCATTAAGTGCAAAACAATAATCATCCGTTTTATAGCCTAAGGCCATTTTGTAAACGCCACCCGTTGCTGGTATGGTTGGGATTGTAACCGTATAATTTGCATTTGCACCTGCAATTCTTATTATGGCTATTAAAGATGTTGCAGACGCAAAGGCTATTTGGATTCTATTTAAGTCGCTTCCATCGCTAATTGTAATCAATGGGCTTGTGTTTACTCTGCTCAATACGAACTCCGCATAAATCGTCCCCTCGGTCTGCCCGATGCATCCGCTGACTGCGCCTGATACGGACACCACGTCTGCGTTGCGGGTTACCGAGCCTGTGGTTGTGGGGATGTAGGAGGTGGCTGCGGAGCCGACTTCAAGTTGTGGGCAAGCAGTCAAGAACCCTTGACCCGTTGAAAGGGCGGCAGGGAGTATGGATAATACTGCAACCGTTGCCGCTCCGCTAATTGCCGCTCCCGTTGTTACCCGAACATTGACCCGATGCCATCCATTCCCAAAATTTTCAATGCTACCAGTACAAAGCGTGGATGCACCAAGCGTAACACCCGATGCAGCAGATAAAACGATAGCCTGAATCCAACCAACACCCCCCCATTGAGCTGCGTTGTTATGCTCTATTGAAGTGTTAAATGCAACGCCATTGTACTTAAAGAAACGACTAACTGTGTATGTTGTGCCTGACGCTAAAGCAGATGCGGAAAAGTTTTGACCCAAATAACGAATCGTCCCGCTTGCCTCGTTTTTTGTTACCACCGTTCCGCTAATTGCAACGGCAGGAGAATCGGTTATACCGCTTGTTTGAACGCCTGTTGAAGATGTGAATCCAACGCCATTCGGAACAAGATTCTGCACCTGTGGCTCCACCAACAACGCAGGGCATCCAGCCGTTCCACCGCTGGTGTAGTAATCCAAGCGAGGCACACCCGAAGCCACGACCTCAATCAATCCGCTTGCATTCACACGGGTCGCAGTCGTTGCACGGGTTACATTGAAGTCGCCCGATGCACCCAATACCAAACCGCCCGAAGTCGTAGCGACTGGGGTGTAAAGTTTGCCCGTCTTGAAACGAGCAGGCACAAGGATTAGCGATGGTGTCGGCATTGTTAGAAGTTGAAGATTGCAGCGAATCGGACGAACAGGCAGCCATTCACGGCAGCCTCGGCAGCGGTTGCTCCGTCAGTCGTAGCCCTTGCGTTGAACAAGGCCCAAACTCCAGCAGCAACGCCACCTTGGAGCATATTGGTCGGGTAGCCGTAGCCGTAACCTATCAGCATCTTAGAGGAAGGTATAACCGATGACGGAACCTGCCGATGGGGTAACGGCAGTAATCTTGCCTCCGTTGCGACCGCTGATAACGATGCCAGCGGACACGGATTTGCCACTCAAAGCGTAAGCGGTTAGCAGGTTCTCGCTTCCAGTTCCTGTAAGGGTTGTGAAAGTAGCAGCAGCATTGACGACTACGAAGTCGTAAACCTTACCGCTTACGGCTCCGTCAACGAACTCCATCGTACCACCTTGGCCGAGCATTTGTTGCAATATGGGTGTAGGCATTTTTTAGCGTTTAATTGTAAATGTAGATTAGACTGGAATTTCACAAACCGAATGGCCGAACGGAATCTCAAAGGTCATCGTCGCCTGCCACCCTGCGGTGCGGTCGTCCCGGCTCTCTACAAAGCGTGTAAGCGACACGGAGGCACTAAGGGTCCAGTCCTCGTTCGGGTCGTTTGTGAGGCTTGAAATAAAGTCCTGTGCAATCTGCAACTGGTCGCTTAGGACCTCATCCTCATTGTCCTGCCAACCCAACGTAGGGCTGCCTGAAACCACTCCGCCCATCGGCTTGATGGACTCAACTCTATCACTAAAATATACCCCAACCACCAAGTCCAAAGTACCAGCGTCAGTATTTGCAGACTGAACGTCCGCAAACACGAGCGGATAGACGATTCGCTCACGGCTTGGGGTTCGCAGGTTTATCGTGTTGTCCGTGCCGATTGCAAGAGGGTCGCCCGTCCCGAAGGAGTTTACTTGCGGATGGTTGTTGGCAAGGTCCAGCAGGGCTTGCTTGATTTTTATCCAAGACATAATTCTGGAGTTTCAGTATGTTTTTTTTGTGTGCACCCATCGTTAGCAATCGTTACACGCCCCGAATTGTCCGTAAGGGTAGGGGTAGTCAAGGTTGCTGATTCCCATCCTTCGGTTGCGGTCCAAGACCATCCCGGTTCGATAGTTGGTGGCGTTCGGGTAGATGGTATCCAAAGCAGACGGAGGCGAGTTCCAAAGAGGGTAGGCGTTGCGGTTTTCCATGAGGTAGCGGGTTATCCGTTCGGAGTACCACTCGGCATCGTTCTTCACTTTGTCGGTCAGCCGGGTAATCTCTTCCATGCTCATCTGGCTGCTTTCCTCGCTCGTTCTGCGAACCATCCCCTTGTTCATGTACTTGAACGCAAGAACCATTGGCAACTCGTAGTAAAGCCATTGAATCATCGCAGGCTGGATGTAATCTTCCAGCAGCGTTTGGTTGAGCGCAGACGTTGAACCGCTGACGACCTGCGTAACCAATTCCCCGTAGAGTGCAGAGCCAACGATTGGCTGAATCCGCATCTCTTGGACCTTGACAACCGTAGGCCGTATCTGGGTGTAGGATACGTTCTCGTTGATGATGCTATTGTCCAGTAGCGTTTCTTCGCTTATGAATAGTGCCTTCATGCCTTGCTGATTTTATTGCCTTTACGGATGACGAGTTGCTGCTCCCATACGTGCCTGCATTGGGGCCTGTTCACTCCGCTGGGTGTGTGATACCAACCGCCTCTGCGATTCCATACGGAGTAGCCCATTATCGCAGAAATCCCGTCGATGTCCTCACGGGTGTAAACCTTGCCCTGCCCGGCTAAGTCAAGCATAACCTTGCAGAACTCACGGCTGGAGCCTTTGTCCTTGCTGCTGAAACCTGTCGCCCATGCATACTTGTAACGGACCTCTAGTACAGGCTCTGCAACTTCCTTCACGTTCTTTGGAAGGTTCTGCTCGGCAATCTTGTCCACGGCCCTGCTGATTGGGTAGCGGTCCTTGGTTATCAAGTAGGCGACTCGCTTGGCAACCTTGGCTTTGCTGACCCCAAATTCCTTTGCCATTTCTTCAACCGATGCGTCCCGGTTCTTCTTGCGATACGCCTCAATCTTCAGGTCCAGTTCCTTTTCTTCCTCGCCCAGTTCGGCAAAGGCTAAACGGATGTTTTCTTCGATGTTGGCATCGAACCGCATCGGCTTGGAGTGCATCACATGGTAATCGTCTGCATGGCATCCGAACTTG